TTTTACTGCAACAGGTTCAGCAGTTAATGAAATTACTATAGCTAACGCAGCTACAGGAGTTACTGGACCAGTTATTTCAGCAACAGGTGAAACTAATGTTGGTATTAATGTTAACCCTAAAGGATCAGGAGTTTTTAACTCAGGAGGATCAGCGGTTAAAATTGCAGGAAAAGAAACTATGTGGGTGCCTGCTTCAGCAATGTATGGCCCAACAACTAACCCTGCAGACGCAGCTCAAGTTGAAACAACAGCTACAAGACCAGATTTAAAAGTATTTGATTTTGATGCTAGTACAAAACAGTACACACAATTTACAGTGGCTATGCCAAAATCATGGAACGAAGGAACATTAACTTATATAGTTTATTGGTCTCCAAGCACAACTAACACTGGTAATGCTATTTTTGGTTTACAAGCAGTTGCATGTGCAGACAGTGATACTATTGATGTTGCATATGGAACAGCAATAGAAGTTACAGATGCTGGTATAGGAACAGTAGAAGATCAACAAATTACATCTGAAAGTAGTGCAATGACAGTTGCGGGTTCTCCTGCAGCTGGAGAACAAACTTATTTTCAATTATACAGAGATGCAGCAGACGGTAGTGATACTTTTACCGGTGAATGTAGAGTTCTAGGAGTAAAAATATTTTATACTACTGACGCAGCTAACGACGCATAAGGAATTTAAATATGAGAGATAAACTAAATTTACCTCTTACAGTCGAAGGTAAAAATTCAAATAAAAAAAGAACAACAAGAGGAAAATCTTTTGGTTATCAAGTTTTAGGATTTGGTTCCGGAGGAACAGCAGCACCTGTCACAATTAAATTTTTAGTTTTAGCTGGTGGTGGCGGAGGTGGAGCCGGTATCGGATCAAATCTTCTTGGTTCTGGTGGCGGTGGAGCCGGTGGTTATAGAAATTCTTATGCATCAGAAACATCTGGTGCTGGATCTTCAACCGAAGCTGCAGTTGAAATACCAGCAGGAGATACTACAATTACAGTTGGTGCTGGTGGAGCTATTGGTGCTAAAGGTGAAGACAGTAGTATTGGATCTTATGTTGTATCAACTAAAGGTGGAAACGGCGGCTATGGTTCTGATAGAAATGGTGGTTCAGGTGGAGGCGCTGGTTCAAGAGGATCAGGTCAACAAACTGGAGGATCAGGTACAGCAAATCAAGGCACAGACGGCGGAGACGCTCCGGGTCCAGGTAATAATACTGGAGCTGGTGGCGGTGGAGCTGGTTCAGCTGGTCAAGATGGAAACAATGGTTCAGGTTCTGGTGGTGGAAGCGGTTTAGCAAGTTCAATTACAGGATCTCCGGTCACAAGAGGTGGTGGCGGAGGTGGCGGAAATAATCCCGCAGGTTCAGGAGGCCCAGGTGGTGGTGGAAATGGAGCAGTAGAACCTTCAAATGCAACTACTGGCGCAGTAAATAAAGGTGCTGGCGGTGGTGGAAAACAAGGAACAGGTCCCCCAGGAGCAGCGCAAAATGGAGCTGCAGGAGGATCGGGTATAGTTGTTATTAGAATAACTGACGCTCCTGCATCAGTTGCAGTTTCACCGGGTACAAATACATTAAATACATCTGGATCTGATCACATAGCCACTTTTACTGTGGATGGGGTATTAACAGTATAGGAAATAAATTATGGCACATTTTGCAAAATTAAAATCAATGATAGATCCAACAGGTTTTACATCTGATATACATTTAGTTGTACTTAGAGTACATGTTGTGGGAAATGACAATCCCGCAAACGGTGGTACTATTGGTGAAAATGATATGCATGTTGATGGTGAAACGTTTTGTGAAAAGTTTTATAAAGGTGGAATATGGAAACAAACTTCTTATAATAATAATTTTAGAAAACAATACGCTGCAGAAGGATTTGTTTATGATCCTGTAAAAGATAAATTTTTACACGCACAACCTTATGCCTCTTGGTCATTAGATGATAATGATGATTGGCAAGCACCGGTAGCTTGGCCAACTATTTATAAATATACAGTTGGAGAAGAAGAACATTTTTATGATGTTTCATGGAATGAAGAGGGTTTAAAATGGACTACTGAAAATCATAACGGACAACCTCTTGATTGGGATCCTTCTGCATTAGAATGGGTAGCAGTTTAATAAACTAGGTCTTTACTTTAATTTTAATTTAATATATCATAAATTTAGAAAGTTTATGAATTTAAAGAATTATTATTGGTATTTTCAATCAGCAATTCCACAACATATTTGTGATGACATTGTAAAATATGGTTATCAACTTCAAGACCAAATGGCAGTAACCGGTCTTCGAACTCACAAAAAACAACTAAATAAAAAAGAATTAAAAGATTTAAAGAAAAAAAGAGATTCAAATATTGTTTGGATGGATGGTAGATGGATTTATAAAGAAATTCAACCATATGTTAATTTAGCAAACAAACTAGCTGGATGGAATTTTGAATGGGACTATTCTGAATCTTGTCAATTTACAAAATATAAAAAAGGACAGTATTATGATTGGCATTGGGACAATTTAAATGAACCTTTTAATTTTAAGGATAATCCAAAAGATCTAAGAAATGGTAAAATTAGAAAACTATCTGTTACTGTTACATTGTCAGATCCTAAAGATTATAAAGGTGGTGAACTAGAGTTTGATTTTAGAAATGGAGATCCAGATAAAAAACCTGCTATTAAAAAATGTACAGAAATATTATCTAGAGGTTCTCTAGTTGTATTTCCTAGTTTTGTGTGGCATAGAGTATGTCCAATTACAAAAGGGGAAAGAAATAGTTTAGTTATTTGGAATTTGGGAAAGCCTTATAGATAGTATGCTTAAACAATATAAATTACCTAAAGAAAGTTTTATCGGTGGTTGGTTTATTCCTAAAAAAATTTGTGATAATTTAATATCTTATTATAATGAATTTAATTCACATGCTAGACCAGGAATTGTAACAGGTGGAATGGTAAATAAATTAGTTAAAGATTCTATGGATCTATGTATTGAAAAAAATAATCTTGATAAGGAAATTATTGACTACAATAAATATCTTCAAGAAGTTTTAAATTTATATATGAAAAAATATCCTGAAGTAAATACGTATGAAAGATTTAATGTTTCAGGATGTAATATTCAAAAATATTCAAAAAAAGGTGGATTTAAAAGATTTCATTGTGAAAGATCTTCTAAAAGATTTTCACAAAGAGTTTTAGTTTTTATGACATATTTAAATGATTTAGAAAAAGGAGGCACTGAATTTAAATATCAAAAAATTATTACTCCTTCTCAAAAAGGTCTTACTTTAATTTGGCCTACAGATTTTACTCATGTTCACAAAAGTGAAATTGTAAATAAAGAAAAAATAATAATAACAGGATGGTTTTCTCTAATATGAGTTTTAAAAAAAATAAATATTCAATATTAAAAAAAGCAATCAGTAAAGAATTAGCAGATTTTGTTTTTGCTTATTTTTTAAAAAAAAGAAAAGTAGCAAAATTTTTATTTGAACAAAAATACTTATCTCCTTTTCATACAGAACACGGCATATGGAATGATGACCAAGTTCCTAATACTTATTCACATTATGGTGATATTGTAATGGAAACTTTATTAGAAGAAGTAAAACCTGTTATGGAAAAACATACTGGATTAAAATTAAATGAAACTTATTCGTATGCAAGAATATATAAAAAAGGAGATGTGTTACGAAGACATAAAGACAGATACTCATGTGAAATATCTACTACTTTAAACTTAGGAGGAGATCCATGGCCAATATATTTAGATCCAATAAATAATAAACGTCACACAGAATATACAGAATATAAAGAAGGAACTAGCTCGGGTTTAAAAATAGATTTAGAACCCGGTGACATGCTTATATACTCTGGGTGTGAACTAGAACATTGGAGAGAAGAATTTAAAGGTAAAGACTGTGGACAAGTTTTTTTACATTATAACAGAGCTAATTCTAAATTAGGAAAACTAAATAAATTTGATAGAAGACCTTTTATTGGTTTACCAGCATTTTTTAGACCTTAAAAATAAAAGTTTAAAATACCTAAATTATATTGTATATAATAATATGGCGGAGGATTGCACCACACCATCTTCTGCCCTATAATTAAGGACTTTATATGCTACAAAAATTAGGTTTTTTACCAGGATTTAATAAACAAGTTACATCTACAGGCGCTGAATCTCAATGGACTGGAGGTGAAAACGTAAGGTTTAGATATGGTACACCAGAAAAAATAGGTGGTTGGTCTCAATTAGGAGACAGTAAATTAACCGGTGCAGCTAGAGGTTTGCATCACATGGTTAATAAAGAAGGTATTAAATATGCAATTATTGGAACTAATAGAATACTATATGCTTACTCTGGACAAGTATACTATGATATACATCCTTTAGTTAATCCATCAGGAACAGCTATTACAAATGCATTTACCACATCTAATGGATCACCGATTGTAACTGTTACATTTAGTGGTTCACATAATTTTGAGGCTGGTGATATTATTTTGTTCGGAGATACTTCTACATTCAGTGCTATCACAGGTTCTAATTTTGCCGCTGCAGATTTTTGTGATAAAAAATTTATGGTAACAAGTGTGCCTTCTGCCACTACTATAACTATTACAATGCCTAGTAGTGAGGGTGGAGCAGGAGCTACAACTTCTGGAGGCATAACTTATTTTCAATATTATCATGTAGGCCCAGCAGAACAAGTTGGGGTTTTTGGTTGGGGTATATCTCAATGGGGTGGAACAGCGACTGCTCCTCAAACAACAACTTTAAATGGTGCATTACTAAATGATGCGTTTGGAACTGGTGGATCAGGAACTAGTATTACTCTAACATCTACACTTAATTTTCCAACAACAGGGACAAATTTTATTCAAGTAGGCACTGAGGAAATTTCTTATACGGGTGTGTCGGGAAATGATTTAACAGGTATTACAAGAGCTGTAAGAGGAACAACTAGAGCTGCTCACAGCACCGGTGCCACTGTAACTAATTACAGTGAGTATTCTGGTTGGGGTCAGTCATCTGCTAACACAGACACCGTTGCCGACCCTGGTATGTGGGCATTAGATAATTTAGGTAGTACACTTATTGCTTTAATTTTTAATGGAGAATGTTTTCAATGGGATGCAGATGCCACAAACGCTACAACCACTAGAGCTACAATTATATCAGGTGCACCAACAGCGTCACGTGATATGTTAGTGTCTACTCCTGATCGTCACTTAGTATTTTTTGGTACTGAAACAACTATTGGTGACAAGACTAGTCAAGATGATATGTTTATTAGATTCTCTTCTCAAGAAGATATTACAGACTATACACCAACAGCTGAAAATAGTGCTGGTACACAAAGACTGGCCGCCGGATCACGGATCATGGGAGCTAAACTTGGTAGAAATGCATTATACGTTTGGAGTGATACAGCTTTATTTACCATGCGTTTTGTTGGAACTCCATTTACATTTGCTTTTGAACAAGTAGGAACTAACTGTGGGTTGATAGGTAAGAATGCAGCTGTTGAAGTTGATGGTGCCGCTTATTGGATGTCTGATAATGGTTTCTTTAGATACACAGGTAAACTAGAATCTATGGATTGTTTAGTGGAAGACTATGTTTATGACAATTTAAATACAACATCTAATCAAATGGTTTATGCAGGGATTAATAACTTGTTTGGTGAAGTTACATGGTTTTATCCAGAATCTGGATCAAATGTAAATACACAATCAGTTACATATAGTTATCTAGACTCAACTGCTAAACGACCTATATGGTTTGTAAACGCAAGTTCTTTATTTATTAGAACTACATGGCAAGATTCTTCAGTATTTGGACTACCACATGCAACTCAATACGATGCAGGAACAGATAGTTCTTTTGATGTAACAGGAAATACAGATGGAATTTCATATTACTATGAACATGAAACAGGAGTTAATCAAATAAGACTAGGAGTAACAACAGCTATACCAGCTAATATTACTTCTGGAGATTATGATATAACACAAAAAGTTGTTAGAGGAGCTGCAACAAATTTAGGGGACCTTAGAGGTGATGGTGAAAATATTATGAGAGTTAGTAGAATTATACCTGACTTTATATCTCAACAAGGAACTTCTATTATACAATTAGATTTAAGAAATTATCCTAATGATACTGCAGCTAGCTCATCACTTGGACCTTTTAGTATTACATCTGGCACCACAAAAGTAGATACACGAGCTAGAGCAAGAGCTATAGCTCTTACAATATCTAATACAGCTGTGGATACTAGTTGGAAATTAGGAACTTTTAGGTTAGATATACATGCTGGAGGAAGAAGATAGTGTCAATTACAAGATTACAACAAGCTAGACAGATGTATGCATTGGGCCAAAGAGTTGCTAAAACTATGGATGGTTCAAGACCTGGTTATGGTGGTGGTGCTGACATGGGATCATCAGGATCAGGTGGTTATCAAGGTGGTGCAATGGGTGGATATGGAAGTGGTGGCGGTAAAGGATCAAGTAGTAATGGTAGTACAAGCGGTGGTGGTGGTGGCCAATTTAGAGGTCCTGCAGAATTAGGTACTTCAACTAGAACCGTAAATAGAATTACATCAAAACCTCCTCAAGAAATTATAGGTGGTAAATCTTATGATGTAACTCCTGAAACAAAAGATGAAAGAGAAAGAGCCGAAGTTTTAGCTCAAATAATGCAAGCACCTATTCCTAATTTTACACCTAAAGGTATACAGTTTTTTAAAGATAATAAATTAGTTAAAGGTTTTATGCCTGACAATAAACCAAAATTTAATTTTATGGATTTAGGTGTTACTTTAGGTTTAAGTTTACTTAATCCTGCGTTAGGTGCAAAATATAGAAAAGCAAAAACTTTATATAACACCGCAAAATTGGTAGGAGGTTTAGCTACGGATATAGGTTTAACAGATAAAAATGTTGTAGAGTCTTTTACCGATAATTTAAAAAGTGATTTTAAAACAAAATCTAAAAAAACATCTAAACCTGATATTAACGTTAGTGATAGAGATGAAGGAATAGGTTCATTAAAAAATCAAGCAAGTAATTATAATGAGTATGTATTATTACTACAAAAACTACAGTCAGGAAATATTAGTGGTGCAGAACGAACTAGATATAACCAGTTAAAAACTATGTTAGGAATATAATGGCAAAAATAGTACAAACATTAACTAGAGCAAGCCCGGAGTATGAAGAAGACGTAGCACAATCTTTAGTTAGAGATTTAGATGCTGTGTTAGAAAAATTAAATACTACGTTTCAAGAAGAATTAAAACAGGAGATAGAAGCTAGAAGTTTCTTTTTAGATTAATGGCAGTAGTAAACCAATATAAATTTGCAGGTATAGATAATAGCACAAGTGGTGCTGCACTTACACCACTCGGTGCTAGTGTTCCTGCAGTTAATGAAACCATTGTTATTAAATCTATTTTAGTTACATCTGCAGCCACACCTACTGTGACTGTTACAAACAACAGTATTACAGCTATTAAATCAGCAGCGTTAACAGCTGACACTACAAAAGAATTATTAACCCAACCGCTAATAGTTGAAGGTGGTAAAACCTTTACAGTACAATCAAGCACTTCGGATTCGTTTGATGTAGCTATTAGCTATCTAAACATTAAGAAAGAGGTAACAACATAATGCTAGAATTAACACCGGATAAGATAATAACAACAATTAAGAACAAAAAAACAGGTGAAGTATACGAAACTGAAGAAGCTTTAAAAGCTGCTAATATACCTGAAGAGGATGTGCAGAGAGATGTAACAGTTATCATGCCAGCTCTTGATTTGTTCTCAAAAACAAAGTAAAGTGGCAAAACCATGGCAATAACAGATATAAATATTTCAGAACAATTAGAAACTAGCGCACCTTCTATTAAATATAGGGGTGATGAAGGTCCTAAGTCTCCACAAGAACAAATGGAAATGGCTGGTTCAGATAGATATTTTAAAATTTTAGAGTTTATGATCAACGAATTAGAAGGTGAGTTGGGTAGAGAACTTACTGATCAAGAGTATGATGAAGTAGGTAAAAAAGCTTATGAAGAATTCTATGATCAATCACGTGGTCCAGTATTACCAAACGATCCAACAGAACCTGTAAATCCTTTTGGCCCTAAACCACAAGGACCAGTATTACCTGACAGACAGATGGCAGCGTATGGTGGTATCATGGGTATGGATGGTAGAAGACAATATGGTATTGGATCGTTCTTTCAAAAATATATTAAAGACCCAATTGAAATGGCTATTACTGGAAAAACTTATCAACAGTTAGAAGACGAGTCACAGGCTAGAGTTGACAGAGAGCCAGAAGGTTATGAAGGTGTTTTTGATAGATTATTTAAAGGTGAAAAAGGCACAGATAAACAAGGTAAAGAAACACGTACAGGTGGTCTAGATAAATATATTATTCCTGCAATAGGTGGTATCACTGCCGGTTTGTTTACTAAAAAAAATCAAGATGGTTCATCGGGTGGTCAGCCAACTGCAGATGAAACAGCGTTAATGTTAGCAGACCTTAAAAAATCTGCAAACATACTAGATCAAAAACAAGGACTAGCAGCAGGATTAAATTTTTTACCTGCAGTATCAGCTAGAAAATTTACACCAGATGAAATGATTGAAACGTACAAAGCCGCAGCAGCTAACGGTGGGAGAATAGGATTTCAAGATGCAGGTCCTGTAGTTGATGAACAAACTACAGCAATGATTTTAGATATGAATAAAAGAGGTATGGACGTAGATACAATTTCTACAATGACACAACAAGATGCTGCCACTGTAAACGCTATACTATCTGCACAAAATCAAAAAGCCGAAGGTGGAATCATGGACCTTGGTGGTATGGAAAAAGATTATAGAGCTGAAGGTGGGTTTGTACCTATAGGAAAAGAAGAAAAAGCAGATGACGTACCTGCAAGATTAAGTGTAAATGAGTTTGTATTTACTGCAGATGCTGTTAGAAACGCAGGAGGTGGAGATATAGATCAGGGAGCAAAAGTTATGGAGAACATGATGAAACATTTAGAAGCAGGTGGACAAGTATCAGAAGAGTCACAAGGTATGGCTGGCGCTAGAGATATGTTTGAAGTTTCGGAAAGATTAAGCGAGGTTATATAATGGCAATAGAACAAGTACAAAATTTACCACAACAATACGTAACAGACTTAGGTGTTGATTACGGAAAACAATTAGCAGGTCTTACATCAATACCATTAGATACAGCTAAACTTGCACCGCAAGTAGCAGCGCAAGATCCAATGCAAACACAAGCTGCAGCTTTAGCTGCATCAGGTGTTGGAGCATATCAACCTTATCTTACACAACAAGCAGCATATTCAGGACCACAAGCTTACCAAGCTTTTATGTCTCCGTATCAACAAGATGTAATTGATGCAACATTATCAGAATTTGACAAGCAAACTGCAGCAGGTCTAACAGGCATTGGACAGAAAGCAGCACAGTCGGGTAATTTAGGTGGTGGTAGAGAAGGTGTAATGAGAGCAGCGTATCAATCTGATGCAGATGCTAACAGAGCATTATTACAATCAAGATTATTACAACAAGGATTTAACCAAGCTAACTTAAATGCACAAACAGCATTTAATCAACAAGGACGATTAGCTGGAGACATACAAGATTTACAAACAGCAGATATTAACCAGTTGGGTCGATTGGGCGGACTACAACAGGCGCAAGCACAAGCAGTACTTGATGCACAAAGAGAAGCAAATAGATTAGAAGCATTTGAACCTTATGAAAGATTAGGTACGTATGGTTCTGGAGTTGCAAGTCTATTCTCTGGTAATGCACCATTCGGTAACCAGTCAACAATAACACCGAACCCAACACCATTACAAACGGCTCTTGGAACAGCTAGTGTATTGAGTGGTATCTTCGGTGGTAAACAAGCGCCTAATAAAGCGTTTGAATACATATAGGATAACATGAACAGAATACTAAGAAGACCTATGTTTAGAAAAGGCGGTAGTGCTGGTGAAGGTATTACTTCAGGCCTAGCTCCTAGACAAGGTTATAATACTAACGAAGACAACACTGTAAAGCAAAACGATTTATCTAAAATAGATATTAGAAACATGAACATGCAACAGTTGAGAGATCTTGCAGAGCAAGTGTCTTACAAAGCACCTCCTATGCCGGCTGATACCTCATTAAGAGATTTTAAAATAGATTTTGGTTTAGATTTAGTGGGTAGAACACCTGGAGGAAATATATTTCAAACAGCTGCACTAGCAGCTAAAGATCCTTTTTCTAGATTTCAAGCAAGCAAAGCAGCGTACAACAAAGGCATAAGTGATAGAGCTATAAACAAATATAATAGTGAAGCAGATATGTTTAAAACATTACTTAGCGCGCAGTCTGACATACTTGGATCAGAAACAGGTGGTAAAACATATAGAGATTTAGAGATAGCTAAACAATTAGAAAAAATTATTCCTAAAATATATGAACTAGAAGCAAAACAAAAAGACGGTACGATTACCGATGACGAGGTTATACAATTAGATGTATTAAAAACTCAAAAAAATAATTACACTAAAAGTAATCCAATAACAGAAGGCTCTATAGAAATATTTATTAAATCTTCCGCAGGTCAAACTTTATTTGATTCAATTACAGAAGAGTTGTTTGATAATAATCCAACCGAGTATGAAAGTGAACAAGATCCACAATTATACATCGATGCTATTGAAAGAGTTAAAAAAATACTTGGTCAGTTTTCTAGTGGTGGTAGAGCGGGCTACGCTAGTGGTGAAATGGTAATGGAAGAACAAGCTACAGAAACCATGGCCCCTGGACCAATGGGTGATGCATCTAATAATTTAATTAGTTATGATCAATTAAGAGCAAGATTACCAGCAGAGATTACAGATGATATTGTAGAACTTATTTCAAATAGTGCAGAAGCACTAGAAGACTTTGCCATGATTTCAACACAAGCAGATGTAGATCAGTTTAATAGAAAATATAGCGTTAATTTAGTATTACCAGCGGAGGCGTAACATGGCGGATACAGCCTACGAACGATTTCTCAAAGATCCTGACAAGGAAGAAGCTGTTAAAGTTGATATAAAAGATACTAAACCTTTAGACTTAGATCAAGTCAAACTTAAAATACAAGAAGAATTATCCTCACAAACTAAACCTAAAAGACCTGTTAAATGGTTGGCTATGCCTGACCCTAAAAATATTTTAGAATTATATTATACTTTAGATCCAACTAAAAGATTAGCTAATAAAATTGCAGGATTAGAAGATCCTTTGCAACAAGCAAAAAATCTACCCGATGCAAAGGCACCTAGTTTTAAAATAAACAATAAAGAGATTACACAGGAAAGAGATTACACAACAGGTCTTGATGAAATATCAAAAGGTATTAGTTCAGGTATTTATGATTTACAAAATAGTTTAGGTTCACTATTATTTGCAGGTACGGACCTTGTAGCCAATACAGATTTTTTATCTAAATTTGAAAAGATGATGGAGGAAAATGAACCTACTCGTCCTGAAACATGGAGAGGAGAACTTACATCTATTCTAACACAATTTGGTGTACCTGGTGTAACGATAGCTAAAATTACAGCAAGAATACCTGCTGTAGTTAAAATGAAAAAAGCAGCAGACGCTGTCAAGGGTGGTAAGCTTAGAAAAACAAGTCAAATAGCAACAAGAATGGCAGAAGGTGCTGGTATTGTAGGAGCTACAGACTTTATAGCATCAGAACCTGGTAGACAATCTATATTTTTTGAACCTGAAGATACAAAAGGTTTAAGTGGTAGAAAAAAAGCAGGCGCAGAATTTAGAAATAGAATTAAATATGGACTAGAAGGAGCAACAGTTGGTGGTGGTTTTCCCTTAGTTGGTAAAGCAACACAGTTAGGATACAAATATTTTGGAGCACCATTAATGGTTAATAGATTTGGTGTAGGAGTGGCACAATTAGGTGCAAAAGGAATTAACACAGTTGTAGTTAAACCTGTAGAAATATTATTAGGTAATAAGCTTGTAGCCCCGCTAACAAAAGCAGGAGCAGAAACATTACAAAAAGCAGGAAAGTTTACTGTAAGTAAAGTAGTGGCACCTTTACTAGTGTCTGGTATGTCAGGTAAAATTGTAAGACAACTGCCACCGTTTGATAAATGGAGATTACAGTCAGTAACATCACCTAACAGAGTAAATAGAAATATTAAAAGAATAGATAATTTTTTATCATGGTTTAGATCTTATGGTAAACAACCAAAAGACATTGAAGGTGTAAGTGAACAGGTTACATTATACATTAAAAGTAGAGCTAGAAAAATAGATAGAACATATGAAGGTTTGGAAAAAACTGCATACAACTTAGCTAAAAAATTTCAAGATGAGTACAATGCAAAAACTACGTCACCTGCTATTCAAAGATACTATGCAGATGAAATAAAAGAAATAGCTAATAATCTTTTAAAAGACGCGGACGCAGTGGTAAAAGGCGAAAGAAAATTAAATGATCTACCACCAGAACTACAAGCATTAACAAAAGATTTAACAAACGATATTAAAAAAATTATAACAGAATTTAAAAAAGTATTACCAAAAGGAAAAGACGCAGATGAATTAGCAAAAGATTTAGCTACGGTTGAAGTAAATAATGTTGGTAAATATTTAATAAGATCTTTTCAAACATTTAGAAACCCAGAGTATGTTCCACCAAAAGATGTTATGGACAAAGCAGTTAGTTATTTAGTTAACAATGTAATTAAGAAAAATACAAA